GCCACAACAACCATTATCGCAGGGGAACGAACGCAACGGTTGGATAACCACCTTACCGGACTCATCACGCAAGCCGACGAGGCCGACCATCCATTTTCACGAGAAAAGTTATTGACACGACATTCCCGGCTCGCACGACGGATGGCTTCAATCCACATCGGCGGATTCAGCGAGGCTGAAATCCGTGAAACCCGTGAGCGGGTGGATGATGCCGTGAACGCTACACGCCTTGCTCTCAAGGGCGGCGTCGTTGTCGGTGCTGGTTGGACGCTCTACACCATCGCAAAATTCAACCGGACTGACCTCGGTGGTGCGTTTGCCGACGCGCTCAAGGTGCCGATGAACACGCTTCAACAGAACATGCCCGATAGGAACAACGCTTTCAAATGGGGCGACAACTATTACCTCAACACCAAAACGGACACGATGGAGCCAACGGAAAGCGCAACGGTTCTTGACCCCTCTCTCGTCGTCCTCAATTCATTGAAGGCGGCTGTGTCAATCGCTCGCCTCGTCTTGACGACGGACACCATCATTCTCGCTGAACCACAGGAGTTATAAGGCTACAAAGGAAGGATAAATCATGGCTTGGGGAACACAACAACAGAAGGCTGACAGCACGCCCGCAAAGGGCGGATATGACAAAGCGTATTATCGCAACCTCTTCAAGAACAACACGGCTCATTCCGTGCCTGTTCGCATGGCTCTCGTCGCAAAGGAGAATTGCGGCAAGACCGGCCTTGCTGTGTCCATCATCCGCCAAGTCCGAGCCAAGGGCAAAATTTATGTTTTTGACATTGACAACTCCGCACAGGCCACGCTTGAGGCCGCATACCCCGATGATGAGGAAATCATCGTTCTTCCCCTGCTGGACGAGCGTGACGACTCCATCTACAACGAGGATGCGTCGGTCAACTACGCAAACCTCATTGACAAAATGAATTTCTATGTGAACATCGTTGCCGACGAGGCAAAGGAACAGGATGTCGCCGGTATCATCATGGACGGTGGCTCAACCTTCCTCAAGTGGTGCGAACACGCCATGACCGATGTTCTCTTGCGTCGTGGCGTTATCAAGGAAGAAGGCGACTCCTTCAATCAAAAGGAATGGCGCACGCGCAACCAACTGAACCGGGATGTCCTTACCCGCCTCCACGGTCTGCCCGTTCCCTGCGTCGTCAACACCTTCCACTTGAAGGATGTAAGCAACTATGTGGACAACGGTTCCGGGGGCAAGGTGCTGATGAAAATTGGTGAACGCCCGGATTGGGACAAAGGCACCATGCGCCTTTTCTCGCAACAGATTTTCCTTTCCCGCTACATGAAGAAGGCCGATGCCGCCGCCGGTGTCAAGGCCGACCCTGCCCTCAAGAACACCGATGATTGGGTTATCAAGGCAACCATTGAGGAAATCAAGGGCAAGCACATGGAGCATGTCGGTGAGACTCACACCATCCTTTCCGTTGTCAAGGGCGATGTAAAGTGGACCGGGCTCCCCTTCTTGAATTGGGGTTGATTTCATGGCAAAGGTAAGCATCAGCAATACGCAACTCAAGCGGATGTTGAACATCACCAAGCGCAAGCAGACCGTCGGCGGCAAGCAACAGGCGCAGGTTGAATCCTGTGTGTTGAAGTGCGACGGGAGCAAGGCGACAATCACGAGCCTTACCCGTGATTTGACAGGGCTTACAACCGTCACCGCTGAATGCGGCGGAGCGGCGGCTATCCCCATCCCCGACATTGACCGTGTGCTTGGCATTCTTTCTCTCCACAGCGAAAACCTCGTCTTGACTTGGGAGGGCTTCAATCACAACAAATTGCGTTTCAATTCCACGGGCAAGCAGACCACGCTTGACGCTTCTTTTGACGCAAAAGCATTTTCGCACAGCCAAGAAACGATTGAACACTTTGATTCAAGGACGGTGGGTCTTGCGAACAAAATCAACCCTAAAAGGGGCACTTACACTTTGGGCGACGGAAACGAATTGCCTTGCTTCTGCTCCTTTGAGGTAGATGTAGCCGACCTTTACGATGCTTGCCGATGCGACACCATCAACGGACAACGCCTCAACCGCTACACCTTCAAGGTTGATTTGGAAGAAACCCTTGAAATTGAAATCACCGTTGGCGACCCGTCGCTCGGACAGACGACCAGCACCATTCCCGTTGAGGGCGGGGCTATGAAACCCCTATCCGATTTCACTTGGGACTTTGACGGTGGCCTTGACGAATTGTTCAAGGGTTTTACCGGCAAAGCAACTTTGCATTTCTTTGACTTCCGTGAATACGGTCAAGGTATTCGCTTCTGCGCTTCCTTTGGGAACGGCGAATGGGCTTGGGCGGCGGGAGCATTGAATTGAACAACATGGGGGTTTGCACGATTTCAAAGGCGCAAAGTCATTCCTCCGCCGTGCGAGGGGGTTCGGGTTTGGTTTTTCCCTCTCGCGTCTTTGCCCCCGCCTGTTGTTCATTGGGTTGATTTTATGGTAGAAGCACAGAAGGTTCGGAACGGCACCATGAAGTTGCTCACCAACGAGCAGGTAGAAGTGTTGCTTGCGAGGATGGGCAACCGCCCCTCCATGCGCCGTGCTTACCTCAAATTGGCTTGCCTCGCTGTGCTGAAATACGACGCAGAAGGACGGTATCTCAACGCCACGCAGATTGCTGATTTAGCGGAAAAGTATTTGCCGAAAACAGTCGGCATGACGGCTCAACAGGTCGGAACGATTTTGGGAACGATGTCCCGAATGAAAATCGTCAATCGCTCTTACAACCGACCTCACACTTATTGGTGGAGGGACGAATGATGTGGTATGACTGTAAGTCTTGCGGTAAAAGAAAGCATACCTCGTGGACAAAGAAGAATCCGCCAACGAAGTGCGCTCGCTGTTGTCGCTTGGAAAGGGAGGGTCGCCTTGAGTCGCCGTCCCCGTAAATGCCTTCGTCGTTGCACGGGCTGTGGTCAAGAGAGGGTGACAGCCATGACCAACCACAAAGTCACGACCGATGGCGTGCGTAGACAATGCGGGATTTTCCGAGTCGCAGACCGTTGAGGTTTCAAGGGTTTTATATTGGTCGCAAGCGTGGGCGTGTCATGGTTGAAGTGGTTGACCCCAACAGCGGCGAATGGGTTCGTGTGTGTGACGCACAATTTACGGAAGCAGGTTTCCAAAGACATGAAATCAATAGCGGCGACGGAGATGTTCTCGTCGTTGAAATCAAGCATTTCATCAAGCCGGCCAAGCCGCTTTATCACAAAAAGGAATGGCTGGAACAAGAATACATCGGCAACAACCGAACCATGGCGGAAATCGCAAACCAATTCGGAATCACACCGATGAGCATTCACCAATGGCTCGGCAAGCACGGCATCCCTACCCGCAGTCGTGGAAGGCGCACTTGAAAGCCTTATAACCCTACACGCTTAGGGTGTCACATGATTGTTGAGCAAGTCGGGCGCAACGATGTGTTGGTCCGTTATCGCGATGCCAGCGGCAAGCGACAGCAAACGGCAATCAAAGACAGACTTCCTTACCTCTACCTGCGGGATGAGGATGCGGTATTCGTTGACGAGAAGAAGGAGGCGGGCTACACCGGCGTTTTCGGTGAGTCGTTGACGAAGGTCACTTGCTACACGACGGACGCCGTTCGCAACCTCGCCAAGACCGGGCAATCGTGGGAAGGCAACATCCCGTTCACGAATCAAGTCTTGACGGCCCGTGTGAAAGAGGGACAGAAGCCCTTCGCCCCCTACACGCATCGTGTTTGGTATCTTGACGGAGAATGGAAGACGGACAGCGGGCAAATCACTATGCTTACCGTGTTTGATAGTTTTACCGAAAATCTGTATTCGTGGGTCGTGATGCCTCATGGTGTGGCGAAGGGCAAATACACCGCTTTGCTTGACGCAAACAACAACCAATACGCCTATGACACGCCCGTTCTCGTCTTTGACACCGAGGCTGAATTGCTCACCCACTTCACAGCATTCATGCGGAAGCAAGACCCCGACATCATCACAGGCTGGTATGTCGCTGGTGCGGACTTGAAGCAAATCATTGAGCGGTGCAATAAGGTGAATGTTCGTGCGTCCAACATGTCGCCCTGCAATCGCATTCGCTACGACTTCGGTGATTGGGCACAGCCTATCGTCGGACGAAATGTTATTGACTTGCGACTTGCATTCCCCAAGTTGTGGGAGTTGAAGAACGGCAAGTTGCCGAATTACAAATTGGACGATGTGGCGTGGGAATGTTTAGGGGAAAAGAAAACCGAGTTGCCCGACGGACACGACACCTATTATTCGGACCCGGTTCTCTACCTTGAATACAACCGACAGGATGTGCGCTTGCTCCCTCGGCTGAACGGACTCGTGAACGCGCTGGACTATTTTATCGCGGTCCAGCATATCGCCCAATGTGAAATCCGAAGCACCCCGCATGTCACGCAGGTATTCACCTGCCTTGCCTTGGGCGACCCGGAATTCAAGAAGCAAATCCCCTCCAAGCCGATGTTCGCAAAGGAGGACTACGACGGAGCAATCGTGATGGACGGCGAGAAGGGAATCTACCACAACATCGGTATTTTTGATGTAAAAGCCATGTATCACAGCAACGCCGCTCTCCACAACATCTCGTGGGACACGCTTTCCCAAGACCCGTGTGCAAGGGACTGTGGCAACGGGACGCACTTTCTACAAAAAGAGAAGGGGTTGCTGGTGCGGCAGATGGACAACATGACCGTCCTACGCGACCACTACAAACAAATGATGAAGGATGCCGAAACAGACGAAGAACGGGTGCGGTATGACGCCCTGCAATACGCCACGAAGTCCCTCGTTGCGTCCATGTATGGCGTTGCTGGCGATGCCAAATACGGACTGTATCACCCCGACATCGCCGCCGCAATCACTTTTACCTCAAGACAAACCTTGCTCAAGTTGAAGGAGGTTGCTGAGGACTTGGGCCATCCCGTGGTCTACGGGCACACCGACTCGGTGATGTGTAAGGTTGAGAGTCCCAATGAGGGCGAGTTGTCGCTTGATGAAATGAACCGCCGAATGCACCCCATCATCGTGCAATTTGAGAAGTGGTCGTCGTCGTTTATCTACATGGGCAAGAACCGCTACGCTGGCCTCGTTTGTTGGACGGACGGCGAATCCCACGAACCCAAGCGATATGTGAAGGGCATTGAATTGAAGCAAACGAGGATGCCCACCGTGATGAAAGACACGATGGGACAGGTCATTGACGGCATTCTCAACGGGCACCGAGAACAACAAGTCACCGGGCCGCTGGTGTCAACGATTGAGAATATCATTGAGGGAAAAGTAAACCCCTTGGATTTGTGCATGAAGGGCAAGTTGGCGAAGAACCTCAACGAATACCGAAGCGTAAGTGGTTTGGCGGCTGGCGCACAATGGGCCAACAGGACGCTTGGCAAGGGCTACCGTGCCAACGACTATTTCCTCGTGGCGATTGACCCGAACGGACAATACCTTGCATTTGACGACCCGTCGGAAATTGAAGGCATCGCTGAAATCGGTTATCGCACGATGGTTGAGCGGTTCATCATGCGGCGCATTGAGCCGTATTATGAGGTGGCTGGTTGGGACATGATTCCACTACATCGGGCCGTTGAAGGCAAATCACAGGTGGCTTGGTTATGAAATTGCTTTTGGGAGACTGTTTGCATCGGATGAAGGAAATGGACGATAACTCGGTGGACAGCATCGTCACCGACCCGCCTTATGGACTTTCCTTTATGGGTAAGAAATGGGATTATGATGTTCCGTCCGTTGAGGTTTGGCGGGAATGTCTGCGTGTGTTGAAGCCCGGTGGACACCTGCTTGCCTTCGCTGGTTCACGCACTTACCACCGACTCGTCGTCAATGTTGAGGATGCGGGCTTTGAGATTCGTGACCAAATCATGTGGGTTTACGGGACAGGTTTCCCCAAGTCCTTGAACATCAGCAAGGCGATAGACGCCAAAACAATTACCGGAAAATCAAGTTATTCTGCTATGGCCGATGTTGAGGACAGCAAAGGCGTTCATGTAGAGGATAAGAAGGACGATTCGTTTATCGCTTACGGGGGCGAAGAAAGCCGGCAGGGGAAATTGAGGCACGGTTCAAGGCGTAAGGCAAGTGAACCAATCACCGACGAAGCACAACGATGGAAAGGGTGGGGAACGGCTCTCAAACCCGCCCATGAACCTATCGTGGTCGCCCGTAAGCCTCTCATCGGGACGGTGGCCGCAAATGTGCTTGAGCATGGCACAGGTGGTTTGAACATTGACGGTTGCCGCATCCCGTTCCAAGACGAATCCGACTTGGCGAGCGTTGTCAACCCCACCTTGACCACGCAGAAGGGCGAGAAGCACACCGCAGGGGCCATGACGGGTGGAATCCGTCGGATTGACGCTGGTGATGCCAAGGGCCGCTTCCCTGCCAATTTTATTCACGATGGCTCGGATGAAGCCGTGAGCCTGTTTCCCGAATCCAACGGCGGTGCTTTTCCCAAGAAGTCAAATGTGGCTACGGGAAGGCACTATGAAGGAGGGTGGGGGAATGTGAACAATGAGGTTCGCACCGAGATGGGAAATGGTTCAGCCGCACGATTCTTCTATTGCGCCAAAGCGAGCAAGTCCGAGCGCAACGCTGGACTTGAAGCGTTTGAGGACAAAAAGTCGCAACACAACGCAGGTGGTATTGGCAGAAAAGTAAGTGTTGAGAAGCGACTTGAGCAGGGCAAGGAGAACGCCCCGATGATGAAGAACATCCACCCCACCGTCAAGCCTGTGAAATTGATGGAGTATTTGTGCCGCCTCGTGACGCCGCCGAACGGTGTTGTGCTTGACCCGTTCATGGGTAGCGGCACGACGGGGATTGCCGCAACCAATGAGGGTTTTTGCTTCGTTGGAATTGAGATGGATGAGGAATACATGAACATCGCCAAGGCGAGGATTGAGCATTGGTCCGATGTTGTCTTGAGCCACGAAAGAAAGGAGGCGAAGTGGCTTTAAACAGGTTTATATGATGTGCAGGTATGGAAAGGGATGAAGGGACATGAGCAACGGTGTGCGCCCGCAAAAGAAAATGAGCCAAAACCAACTTACGCACGCTTACCTTGAGGTAAACGGTAAGATTGACCGCCTTAACTTTGCGGTGACCCACGACATGCAACGGACCAACATTCTGTTGTTCACGCTTTTGAAGGAATTGGGTAAGGCCGAAGAAGTCAAGTGCGAATCCTGTGGAACAATCAACATGCGTCCCCTTCTCCAAGGTATTGAAGTGAATCCCATGTGCGTTGAATGCGGCGCACGCATTGACCCACTTCCCCAAGAAGCGTTCAGCGGCGAGATGATGGACGACTCCGAGGAATAATTTAAACGACAAAAATAATGTGGTGTTATCATGCGATACATTGTAGGTTCATCCGATATTGCAGATGTTGAAGCCGCCGTCAAGGAACATGGTGCAGAATCCGTGTATTGGTTGACCGACAGCACCCGAAGCAGGGATGCCACCCGTGCTGGTCTTGACCGCAACCACCTGCTTTCAGTCCAAAACCTCGGAAGCATGGAAGCAACGCTTGAGTTGTTCGGTGAAGGATGGAGCGAATACAGCGCAAAGCCAGCCCCCAAGCCCAAGGCCAAGAAATCGGCCAAAAAGGACGAATAGAAAGCCTTATAAGCCTTCAAACCTATGGTAAACCATGGGAGAGGCGAAGCGCACATCTACATACAACCCCGAAGAGGTTGGCGGAGAAGTGGTTCTTCGCGTGAGCAAGTCTTCCTACAACCAATACGCCATGTGTCCTCGGCAGTATTGGTGGAACAAAATCGCTCTCCCCGACATGGACATTCCTTCCAGCGAAGCCGCTATCCGTGGCACCGCCATTCACCAAGTCATGGAGGATGGACTGCGTGAGTTGTCAATGGATAAGACCTGCGAAATCAGCCATGATGTGAAGATGGACACCACCTTCAACAAGCACGCTATTGCTCAAGGCGTGCAGACCGAGGCTGGCGTGGATGCCATGCGTGAAATCCTTGAAGCGATTGCTGAGGAATGGGGCTACATTGAGATTGTGGAATTGGAGGATAAACACATTCACCCGTATTTCATCGGCGTCTTGACCGACGATGGCGAAATCAATTATCCGGTTGAATTGGTCGGCATGATTGACGGTGTGTTCCGACACCCCGACGGACACCTCGTCGTCGTTGAATTGAAGACCGGCAACGCCAACTCATCCAAGTTGTCAAGGACTCGTGGCGAGTTGTGCTTTTACCGCAAGTTGCTTATGCTCAAGGGCTACGATGAACCTACGCACTTCTTGACGATTTTCCCCGATGCCGACAACCCCGACTTCCTTATGTCGTTGATGGGTAAGCGCAACACGGAGGTCTACATGGGCGATTCACAGGGTTTGGCTGTGTATGAGGCGGTCGGCACCCGGAGCATCAATGCGATGGAGAAAAAGTTAAGCAACGCCGTTCACGGTATTATGACCCAAGAATGGCCTATCAAGTGGAACGAGTATTTCTGCACCCAATGGTGTGAATTCCACTTGTCGTGCAACGAAGAATTGCTTGGGATTGGTGAAGCGGTATGAACGGTTGTCCAAAGTGTGAAAGTGGGAATGTTCAAGTTGAAGTGATGTGGCGAGTGACCGGCAAAGAAGGCGATGCACCGGCGCAATTGGATGTAGCAGAATGCAAGGAATGTGGGCACCGATGGACGCTGGATTGATTGCTTTCCCCCGTGAAATGGGGCTCAAGCGGTCGCTGTGTAGAAGCCGACAACAACTCCGAGAATACATCGGGAGACTTAACGGTAAAAGCAACCTCTACACCTCGCTCTACGCTTTCCGTGATGTTGAGCGAACAAAGGCGTGGAAGGTTGATACATCAACGGCGATAATTGACCGTGCATGGTGGGACTTTGACGCAGGTGAGCGAGGCGACATTGAACAGGTCAAGAACGATGTTCGTGAATTGCTCGCCCGTTTGGTGGGAGATTGCCGAGTTGTTGCCACGGGTCGTGGATTTCATGTTCACCAACTCTTCAGCCGACCTGTGGTGGGACGAGATTTTGATACGCACTTACAGCGATACCAGCGATTGATGAGCGACGGTCTACCTACGCTGGACGGCTTCGCTTTTCCCGCAAAATTAACTCGCATCCCGAACACTTACAACTGCACCCGCAAGCGGTGGGCGGTTGTCATTCCTCCGAAGGCCATCCTTGACGACGATTTCAAAATCCCAAAGCGTCCTGTCAAGGAATGGGGCGAGCATTGTCCATTCTTCGGCAAGCCCAACCAAAGCGACTTTGACTTCGTTATGTGGGTCAACAACAACCCTCCGCCAAAGGTGGAAATGCAACCGTTCACGGGCGAAGTCGGCTCGGCTGGCGATGTCCCCATCATGCCCTGTCTTGAGAAGGCCATCAACGCCAACAGCCCTACGCACGAAGTCCGTGTTGCTCTCGTCCAGCACATGAGTCAAGAGTTGCGGTGGTTCGCTGACCCATCTACGCTTTCCCAAGAACAACGACGGGAGATTGAGGACACCATCTTCTCTTATCTTAAAAGTCTCAAGTGGGACAATTGGAATGAACACAAAAGCCGACAGGGCATCCGCACGAACATTGGCTACGCAAACGCTCCGTCGTGTCGTTGGTATAATCTGCGTGGGATGTGCGAGGGCAAGTGCTGGCGTTATGACGGCACGATAGATTGATAAAACGGAGGCATGATTTGACACCATGCTTCTCATTGACCATCGTGAGAACCCCAAATTGATTCACAAATTGTTGGTCAAGTTGGGTGATGCGGACAGGGATGAACGGGGCCATGCCCGAACCCTGCAAATGAACACCGGCGATTATGTGCTTGGTGATTGGGGAATTGAGGCAAAAGAAATCAACGACCTTTACCGTAGCATTCTCGGTATCGGTCGCTCTCGCACAATTGTCGCTCAACTCACGGATTTGTGCCAATCGTTTGACAAGCCGTTCCTCGTGGTCTACAACACCGAGTTGAAGCCGTGGTTTCACGGACGCAAGCCGAGCGCACGGGAGTTGTCGGAGGAACGACGCAAGATGGCCGCTGTGATTCATTCGTTCAAGTTGACGATGCACCAGCGATTCCCCAAGTTGCACTTCCTACAACTCACGACGATGGACGACTTCGTGGAATGGCTCTACATCAACCACCGACAGAATGTTATCGCAAAAGTAAAACCACCGAAAGCCCACAAGCCGGAGCAAGTCATTGTTGAGGAAACCGATGATAGGGTGAAGGCGTTGATGGGGTGTGGCATTTCACGAGAGCAGTCCGTTGCCCTGTTGGAACACTACGGCTCAATCAGCGTGCTGTTGCAGAAGAAGACCCGACAAAAAGAAATGGTAAAAGTAAGTGGCATCACCCACAAACAGGCCAAGCGTGTTCTCGCTCTACGCAAGGATTTCACCGATAAGGCGTGAATCCCGACACCGAGGTTCCGAACCCTTTCACGCTGAAACGCTGGAAGTTGACGCCAATGTTGTGAATCACGAGCGACGAGAAGTTGGAGTCGTCGTTGCCGGTGCCGGGAGTCCTCTTGATTGAAACGCTGATGGTGTTCCCTGCCGTTGAACAGCCCGAAAGGCTGGTTGTCAAAATCGGGAATGCTCGCTTCTCTTGATTGCCGCTCAAAGTGATGGTTCGTGAGTCCGTAGAGCCTGTTTCAAGACATTCTACATTGACGGTCAAGACAGCCTTTGTTGTCCCGTCGCCACCAAGCGAATACATGCCGTTGATGGTGAGGATTTCGTCGGAAACATCGTCGGGCACCTTGATGCTCATCGTGTGCGTTTGTGTGAATCGGTCGCTTGAGTCGGGATTTACAACGCCGGTAAAAATCATTCCCTCCGATGATGTGAACGCCGTGGCTGATGCCGGTTGCGTATCGTTTCCGAGCCCGTCTACGGCCCGTTGTGTGTTCAAGGGGGGTGGGGTGCGCTTCTGCCCAAGAACGCCAAAGGTGGACTCGGAAACGCCATTTTCCAAGAAGTCCAAGCGGGCCTTGATGTTGCCGTATGAGGATGAAGCCATTTGGTTGCTCGCAAATTGCTTCGTGAACGACTCTTGGATGCCTTGGCTCTTACCACCCTCAAGCGGGAATGGGTCTACGGCGTCCTCGCCCACTTTATGCAAATTGCCACCGGGCGGCACGGGTGGTCGGTTTCTGCGTGGTCGCTCACGAGAAGTCCCGCCGCCGACTTGGCCGCTGGATGCTTGCTGTCCACGACCACGGGCAACCGACGGGAAGAGATAGCCAGCCAACCCGCCTTTGTCCTTGGTTTGGTCGCGTTCAAGCGTAAGCGAAACCTGCTCAATGTCCCTGCCATCAACCCGCCAATCAATGTTCGTGATAACCATTGACTCCGAGGACAGGCCAAGGCCGCTGTCGGTGAAAGTGACCGTAGTCGCTGGTCGCCAACGAATGTCCTCAACGATGTGGATTCGTGGACAATACCACGCATTTCTCGCTCCCATCAAACCGGACATCGTGTCATATTTCCGGGCACCGAGAGGGAAAATGGATTGGCTGTTCGTTGCCGTCCATGCGCTCGGCCCGAAGTTGGTGATGTCGTGTGCGTTGTGAAGGATTCCCGAGGCAGATGGGTCGCCGCATCGGTGATACAGCAGGGATTTGAGATAATCTACATTTACCGAAAGAGTTATTCTTGCACCGGACGGTTGAGAAGCCCAATAGGTAGAAGGGATTTGGATTTCGTAGAATCCGTTGCGCTTGACATTCACGGTTGCGAACGACGACGAGGTTCCGGCCAGCGTCGGTGCGTAGGTGCTTTGTCCTCCACCATGATTGGTGAACGGTGTCGTCCCCGTGGCAAAGGCAAAGTCGGTCAATCCGATGGTGAATTCGGCGTTGTCAATGTCGGTGCCGCTTTGTCCGTCTTTGAGCGCAACCCAAACGCGCAGGTGTTCGTTTGGCGTCCCGTCGCTCGTCAACGGACAACCGCTCGGGATATTGACGACCTGCACCGCATGACTGACGCTGTGTGCGCCCCACCACCAATAATGTTCGGTGTAGGACACGGTGGCGTCGGCGGCACTTGAAGCAGGGGCGATGAAGCCCTTTCCGAAGCGGTCACGGTAGAACCTGTCGCTACCCGTCTGCCGACCAAGGTTCCCGTCCATGGCGTTGCACATGCCGCTCGCCAGCGTGCCGTTCATGCCCGACCAATCCCAATTCGTCGTTTGAAGGATGGGAGCATAGGCTGGACCGAGGACGGCCTGTTGCGTGATTCCACGCTCACCGTGCCGTGTTGGGTCTGCGATGTAGCCGTATCGTCCTTTGTCCAGCATTTTGTCGTCGTGCGTCAAGTCCCGCATGACATCGCCTTTGACCCGGATTGCTTTTGTTTTAGCCTTGAAATATTCTTCCTTAGCCACAGCCTCGGCTTCTTCTGCAAAGGTGATTTCCGGCACTTCAACGATTTTCCAGCGGTAGGT